ACCTATGTGTTTGATGGGGACATCTTGAAAAGCGGCGGCAATCTTAAATAAGGAGCAAACGACATGAAGAAGAACAAAGCAGCAGGGATTATGAAACTGTTGAAGCAGGGCTATGCCGCTAGGGAAATCAAAGACCGTATGGCAGTGAGCGAAAGCTACATCTATGCGGTTAAGAAGCAGATGGCGGCGGACAAAGCGGCAGCGAAAGCGGCAGCGAAGGCTGCTAAGACAACTAAGCTTAGCGTGGACTCCAACCTGTCCTTCACCCCCAAGGAAGTGGGTGTATCCGAGGAGGTGTTTATCGAAGCAGCACTCGCAGCCTCGCAGGGTAAAGGTAAGGAGCGGGTAGTAGGCACAGCGGAACGTAAGGTTCTCGGCGGTCCCGCTACGATGATACGACCTACTACGGAGGACAGGGTTAATAGAATCCTTGATGAACGCGGAAGTCGGTACGGTAACTTCCTCGACCATGCGCGTATCACACAACGACTTAAGGAAGTAGCCCATGGCTTCGCTGCGCATCATGGTAAGACCTTTGATGTCGATCAGGCCGAGGCGTTGGATATGATTTTCCATAAGATTGGGCGCATCTTAAATGGTGACCCGAACTACGCTGATAGCTGGATTGATATTGCTGGCTATGCTAAGCTGGTAGCTGATCGCCTAGAAGGAAAAGTCCGATAACATGACAGCTTGGTCGTACAGCAGTATCAAAACATTCGAGCAATGCCCGAAGAAGTATTTCCACCTCAAGATAGCTAAGGACGTCAAGGACGAACCCGGCGAGGCGGCTGAATACGGTACTGCTTTTGCCTTCATGCGCCCCATCGTGGAGCCGCTGGCTGCTAAGCAAGGGGAGAAGCACACCGAGTTACGGCTAGGTGTAGCCAAGACGGATACTGGCTTTGCCCCCACGACATTCTTTGCCAAGGATGTCTGGTATCGGGGCATCGTGGACTTGCTGATTGTCGATGGAACCAAGGGCTGGATGATCGACTACAAGACTGGCAAGAACGCGAAGTATGCGGACATGAAGCAGCTTGACCTGATGGCAGGTGCGCTCTTTATTAAGCACCCTGAGTTGGAAACCATCAAGTCAGCACTAGCCTACGTGGTCAGTCAAGAGTTCCCGAAGAAGACCCACAAGCGGGAACACCTCGATAAATATATGTCCGTGTTCGACGATCAGCTTTATAACCTCGACGCCGCCATGGAGAATGGTGTATTCAACCCCAAATCAGGGCCGCTTTGCGGATGGTGCCCCGTCACCGCTTGCGAACATTGGAAACCACGGAGGAAGTGATGGCTAGGGATTACCGCAAAGAATACGATACCTACCAAGGTACCGCACAGCAGAAGAAGAACCGCGCTGTACGCAACGCAGCCCGTGCCAAGATGGCAAAGGCGGGTAAGGCCAAGAAGGGCGACGGTAAGGATGTCGGCCACGTCGTGGCGCTCGACAAGGGCGGTAGCAACAAGACTGGCCTACGCATGGTCAGCAAGTCGGCTAACCGATCCTTTGACCGAGACGCTAAGAAGAACCTGATTTCGGAAACAAGTCCACGAGAACGCAAAAAGAAATAAGCGTACCAAGGAGCAAGCTGGTGCAAATCGTCGAAAACAAAGCGTTACTCATTAACGCACAAGACCCGTGCCTCATTACAGACAACATCCACAAGAGCGCAGAAGTAGCCGAAGGCGTGGTTGTCAAATGGGGACACAATGAAACGGAAATCCTAGCGCAGCTTGGCTTCGCAGATACCCCCTCGCCTATGCTCAAGTCCTACCAGTGGACGGGTAAGTTCGAGCCGTTCAAGCACCAGAAGACCACGGCGTCATTCCTATCTATCCGCAAGCGGGCGTTCTGCTTCAACGAGCAGGGCACAGGCAAGACAGCCAGCGTGATTTGGGCAGCCGACTACCTCATGAAGAAGGGCTTGGTGAAGCGCGTGCTGGTGCTATGCCCCCTGTCGATTATGAAGTCGGCGTGGCAGCAGGACTTGTTTAAGTTTGCCATGCACCGTTCGTGCAGCGTGGCGCATGGTGCAGCCAAGCAGCGGGAGAAGATCATTAACTCTGGGGCTGACTTCGTCATCCTTAACTTTGATGGGCTGGCTGTGGTCAAGGACACAATCGCCAAGGGTGGTTTCGACCTTATCGTGATTGACGAGGCCAACGCCTACAAGAACCCAACGACCAACCGCTGGAAGATATTGAACCGCTTGGTGCGCGACACCGACCCACGCCTGTGGATGTTGACTGGTACGCCAGCGGCGCAGTCTCCGGTGGATGCCTATGGTCTGGCCCGTATGATGGACCTGCCGGGATGTCCCAAATATTATGGCGTCTTCCGTGACAGCGTGATGCGCAAGGTGACCCAGTTTAAGTGGACGCCGAAGAGCAACGCGCAGGCAATCGTCCATAAGGTGTTGCAGCCAGCCATCCGGTTCGAGAAGAAGGATTGCTTGGACCTACCGTCCGTAACGCACATCGAGCGCGAAGCGCCCCTCACCCCGCAGCAGCGCAAATATTATAACGAGCTTAAGAACCAGTTGCTGTTCGAAGCCAGTGGCGAGGAGGTCAGCGCGGTCAACGCTGCGACGAAGCTCAACAAGCTGCTCCAGATTAGCGGAGGTGCAGTCTATACGGATAATGGTGAGGTACTTGAGTTCGACGTATCCAACCGCCTGAACGTGGTGTTGGAAGTCATCGAGGAAGCCAGCCATAAGGTGCTGGTCTTCATACCGTTCACCCACACCATCGAGCTTCTGCGCGCCCGTCTGGAGAAGGAAGGCATCACGTGCGATGTCATCAACGGCAAGGTGTCAGTCAACAAGCGCAGCGATATCGTTGATAAGTTCCAGACTCAGCCGCACCCACGCGTCCTGCTCATCCAACCCAAGGCAGCGAGCCATGGTCTGACCCTGACGGCAGCCGACACCATCATCTGGTACGCACCCACAACGAGCGTGGAAACCTACCTACAGGCAAACGCCCGTATCGACCGTGCCGGACAGAAGAACGCCATGACCGTGGTGCACATCAAGGGCAGCCCTGTAGAAGAGAAGCTTTACAGCATGTTGCAGGGTAACATCGACAATCACCAGAAAATTATCGACTTATACAAACAAGAACTTGACACTGTATAGTCACCCTCGTAAGCAGGGGGAATAACGAAGGAGCAAACCATGACTGATAAGATACCCGTAGAGAAACTCGTTGCTGCGTACCGCAAAATCCGTGCGGCCATCGCGGAAGAGGAAGAAGCATTCGAAGCTAAGGTCGCTGGCCTTAAGGAAAATCTGGAGCTTGTATCCAAGGAGCTTCTGGACTTCTGCAACGACCAGAACATTGACAGCATCCGCACACCTGCTGGCACCCTATCAAGGCGCGTTCAGTCCCGATACTGGACGACTGACTGGGAGCAGATGTACAAGTTTATTGAAGAGCATAACGTGCCGTTTCTGCTTGAGAAGCGCCTGCACAATGGTAACGTGAAGCAGTTTTTGGAGGAGAATCCGGACGTCCTCCCGGTCGGCCTACAGGTCGATAACAAGTACGTAGTCCACGTCCGCAAACCAACAGAGAAGTAAGGAGCAAACTATGGATGGGATAGAAGATATTACGCGGGTAGCACATGAAGCCGCTAGAAAGTGGTTTGATGATGGCGTACCGGCTTGCTGGCAGCACCCATGGGAAGAGTTAGATGCCGGGGAGAAGAATTTTCTTCTCGTTTTGGCCGAGGACATCATCATTAACCCCGACATGACACCTATAAAGGATGATCTTAAGTCCGCTCGGCAAATATTTATCGAAGGTGTTTTCTGGGGCACCGTGCGCATCCGGCATGCAATTAAAGAAGGAGAAACCAAGTGAACGAGATAACTATTTTTGACCAGCCGACTGAGGGTGGTTTTGTCCGGCGTGAGTCGGGTCGTCTGGACCGTATGGGCGGTAGCGGCATCACGTCGCGCCGCATCAAGATCAGCAACGGGCGCGTCTTCAAGAAAGTCGTCAACGGTGAAGAAATTGGTAAGGCTGTTGACAAGCAGCTTGATGTCATCATCGTCGATTGGCTGCTTGAGCCATCACGCAAGTTCTATGCCGGTGCATACGATAAGAACGCTAAGGCAACTCTACCTGACTGCTGGTCGAACGACGGTATTAAACCGGAAGTATCAGCCAAGGCTCCGCAGGCTAAGACCTGCATGGAATGCCCCAAGAACGTGAAGGGTTCCGGTTCCAACGGTCAGGGTAAAGCTTGCCGTTATGAGCGTCGTCTGGCTGTCCTCGTTGCTGGTGATTCATCGGGCGATGTCTACCAGATTACGGTCCCCGGCGGGTCTTTGTTTAGCAACAACAACGGCAATCTTTATGGGTTCGAGGGCTATAAGAAATTCCTTCTGGCCAATAACGCAGCACCCGATACAGTCGTAACCAGCCTTATCTATGACCCTGAAACCGACACTGCCAAGCTGTGGTTCAAGGCAGCGAGCTTTTTGAACGCGCAGCAAGCTGCTGCTGTGGATGTTGCGCAGAAGGACCCTACCACAGACCGTTATCTCAAGCTGACGGCTGCGGCTGTGGATGGGGCCAAGGCTATTGCTGCTGCTGAACCTGTGGCTGCCATCGCACCGCCCACTGCGTCGGTTAATCCCTTCGGTGACGATGATGAGGACGAAGTTCCCGTTAAGCGCGCTGCCAAGAAGGAAACCCCTGCTGCTCCCAAGGCTGAACTGAATGAAGTTCTTGGTGACTGGCTCGATGAGGATGAGGATTAAGTCATGCAAGGTTACACCATCCGTGTAGCCGAGGCGACTAATAACGCTGACGGTAGCCTCGTGGGAGTCCAGCTTGGACGCTTGTGTATCAAGCACGACATTTCGGTGTCGCAAGTGGCTCGTGACCTCGGGGTTACCCGTCAGACGATTTATAGTTGGTTTAGTGGAAAGTCCGAGCCGCAGGCGTATTACGCTACGTCTGTGCGCCGGATGATCGAAGAGCTTACACAAGCCAACACCTGACCCTCGGTACAATTATAAATTATTAGCGAGCGCTGCTCGCAACGGAGAAGATTTCGATGGAGAACGTAGACCTCCTTGACTTTGTACAGCCAGCCACTGGTTGGTTTGCTGTACTTGGTATTAAGGGGCCACGTGACGTCCGACAGGAGCTAGTTTCCACACGAAGGGAAGTTGACGAACTGGTAGAGCGATATGTCGCAGAAGGCCGCAATGTCTTCTTCGGTGTAGCCAAGTACGCAACGGGGGATAACCGCACCAAGGAAAACGTCAGAGCGCTTAAGGCTTTCTGGCTGGATATTGATTGTGGGGAAGCCAAGGCACAGGTCAATCCGGAGACGGGTAGGCCGGATGGGTATATCAATCAGGCCGCTGGTTTGCAGGCACTTAAAGAGTTTTGTTCTGTCGTCGGGCTACCAAAGCCCACGCTAGTCAACTCAGGTGGTGGGCTGCATGTTTACTGGCCGCTGGAAGAAGAGATCACGCGGGCCGAATGGGAGCCTGTAGCTGAGCGCTTCAAGGATATATGCCGTACCCAGAACTTCTATGTGGACGACAAGGTGTTTGAGGTAGCGCGTATCTTGCGCATACCGGGCACTTATAACTTCAAGGAGGAAACGCCACGGCCCGTAAGCATAATAGCGGCTGGCAAGACAACAACGCTGGATGATTTCCGGCGCATACTCGGCGTGGTGGATAAGCCCAAGCGGTCTATCTTCGACGACAACTATGAGGCCAGTCCTCGCGAACTCGCGATGTACAACGGCATTGGCTACAGCTTTAAACGTATCATGCAGCGCACGGCCAAGGGGGACGGGTGCAACCAGCTTCTCCACGCCTACAAGAACCGATCCACGATTGGCTATTACGAGTGGTTCTATGCGCTGTCCGTGGCTGCGATGTGCGAGGATGCTGACAAGGCTGTCCACATGATGTCGGATGGTTATCCAGACTATGACCCAGATACGGTTGAGAGCAAGGTAGCTACCATCCGGAAGGCGACTAGCTGTGCCAAGTTCAAGAGCGTCAACCCAGAGCTATGCGAGGGCTGCCCACACTTTGGTAAGATCATGGGGCCAAAGGACTTAGGTAGGCAGATCAAGGAAGCCACGAACGATGTAGTTGAGGTGGAAACCGAGGAGGGCGAAGTAGAAGCCTTCACCGTGCCGAAATATCCCAAGCCTTATTACAGGGGCGACGGAGGTGGTATCTGGTGGGAGCCGAGCAAGAAGGCCGAAGACGATGAGGCTATGCCAGTACAGGTCTATGAGTACGACCTCTATCCGGTGAAGATCATGGATGATAGTATAGATGGCAACGTCGTGCTGTTTCGTTTGCACCTTCCCCATAACAACACGAAGGAATTTATTTCCCCGCTCAAGCACGTGCTTGACCCAACGGAACTACGTAAGGTGCTCAGTTCTAAGGGCGTCATCAGCACTGGTAAAAAGCAGGCACACCTGTTGGAGTTCACGGCACTTATGCTCAAAGACCTCCAGATCAAATATAAGGAGCAAATCATGCGTCAGCAGTTCGGCTGGGCCGACAACAGCAGTAAATTCATCATCGGCAGCCAAGAGATCAGCGTCGATGGGATTGCCTATTCACCACCATCCAAGACCACGAGACCGCTTGCCAAGTTCATGGGGCCAGTTGGCTCGTTCGAACGCTGGAAGGAAATCTGGGCGCTATATAACACACCGGGCCTCGAACCTCATGCCTTTGCCGCGCTCAGTGCCTTTGGGTCACCGCTGCTCAGGTTCCTCGAACAGACAGGGGCGGTTATCAACCTGTTCAATGCTCGTTCCGGTACTGGTAAATCCACGATCCTTAATATGGTGAACAGCGTCTACGGGCATCCCAAGGAACTGCGCTTGAAGCAGAATGACACGCTCAATGGGCGCTTGCAGTGGGTCGGTATACTTAACAACATCCCGCCGACGATGGACGAACTGACCAACATGGGTCCGCTGGAATATTCGGATTTCCTCTACGCCCTGTCGAACGGTAAGGGTAAGGAGCGCATGCAGGCTGGTACCAACGAGCTTCGTGAGAACAATACCACATGGCAGAGCATCACGGTGGCTACATCCAACGCTTCGTTTGCGGAGAAGCTCTCGGTCATCAAGAACAACCCAGAAGGCGAACTCATGCGCCTGATTGAGTACCCCATCAATAAGGTCGAGGCGCTTAACACGGCTGGGGCCAAGCAGATGTTCGACCGTGACCTGTTTCACAACTATGGCCATGCTGGGGTGCATTTCACGCGGTATGTGCTTGAGAATATGGAGCGCGTCCAGCGCAGGTGTAACAACCTGCAAGAGAAAATCGACAGGGAACTTCAGCTTGAGCCGAAGGAACGCTTCTGGTCTGCAACGACAGCAGCCAACATCGCAGGCGGTCTTGTGGCTAACGAGTGTGGGATCATGGACTGGGATATGGACCGCGTCTACTTGTATGCGTGTGGCTTGATTGACGACCTACGTAAGAACGGCGTGACCCCAGTGGACAACGTGCGTCAGACGGTGGCTGACTATCTGTACCGCAACATCCAGAACATTCTCGTGGTCAACGGGGAAGTGGACCGTCGGACCAATATGCAGGCCGCACCGTTGCGCGAGCCAAAGGGTGAGTTGCTCATCCGGATTGAGCCGGACACCAAGCGCATGTTCATCATCGCCAAGTCGTTCAAGGACTACTGCGTCAAGTTCCAGCTTAACTACAACGAAACCGTCAAGAAGCTGGAGACGGAAGGACGCATCATCGAGAAGAAACCCATCCGGCTGTCCAAGGGGACGGCGATTAGCGGGGAACCAATCCATTGCCTGTGGTTCAAGATTGACGACGATTTCGTAGATACCACGCAGTACGAAGAGGCTGGAAAGGTCGATGCTGATTGAGGGCGTAACCTATGAAATTAACTGGCGGGGGTTCAAAAAAGGGACCTCCGTCTTCTTCCCGTGCTTGGATTCAGATCGCGCCAAAGCACAACTAATGGTGGTCACCGAGCGCCTGAGAGTCAAGGTATTGACGAAAGAGGTCATCGAAGAGGGAATTAGGGGTTTACGCGTCTGGCGGATGTGAGTATATAGCCCGGGACAGTTTGCTCCTGTCGCTTGATCTGAGACCCCGCTGGCCCTCCCGGCGGGGTCTTTTTATTGTTCCTTCTTCACCCCGTTATAGACCGAGTTGAACGCTGCGTAGTACTCGTTCTTCTGGCCACGGTAGTAATCCAGTACGACTTTCTCGTCCTCATCCGTCTTGGCCAAAGCCATGGATGCCTTCTGCTCTTTGTTGATCCGGTCGAGATTGGCTTCAACAGCCTTGTACGCGTCCATAATGCGCGGGTCGGTGTCCATGTAAAACTCAGCGCCTTGGGCCATCTGCTGCTCTGGCGTTAGCTTGCTGAGACGGTTCATAATCTGCCGGACATTACTGGAGTTCTCATAATATTTGGTTTGTGGCGCGTACTCAGACCCTGTACCCACGAAGCTCTTGATGCCGGGGATGTCAGCCATACCCTCGGCTTCTTTGATACCAACCATCTGCTTGGCAAGCTGGTAAGGCCCACCGAAATAGCTCTCGATAAAGTGGCGATACACCTCAGGCTGGAAGTCCATACCCCCGCTGACTGCTGCGGAGCCGCCAGTTACTGAGTTAAGCGTCTTAGCCAAGCCCTTCCAGAAGTCCCCTGTGGTTTCACGCCCAAGCTCAGAGCGCGGTGCGCTGTCAAACGTACGCTCCTTGTAGATGGGCGACCCGAAGAAGTTCCGGTTGATGATGTTTTCCATGAAGGGCTTACCAACCAGCGGCGTCATCGCAATCCCAACGGACTGGACATCTGTGCCGGGGATACGCGTGGGCAGCATAAGGCTGGTAAAGCCGGACACAAGCCCTGTGGTTGCTTCAGAAGGCGCTATGGCCCCAGCCATCACGTCGCCAATCTTGTTACCAACGAACTTGAAGTAACCTAGCATCGGGTCGATTGGCACCTTGATGTAGTCATCCGGGCCGTCACCGTAATAGATGATGAAGCGGCTTGCGCGCAGGCCCGCACCAAGGTCTTGGTCGAGATGGTCCTCTTGCCCGTCATCATCGGCATCACCGGCCTGCATCGCGTTCCAGATTGACTCCATCACACCGACAGCAATCATCCCACCGAACACCTTAGTAAGTGCTCTGGGGTTCGAAGCGATACGCAAGGTTTTACGGGTACTCTCAACGCCAGCGCCGAAGAACGGGAAGATGAGGTCGAGGCCGCGTGCCATCTCACCACGACGTGTAAGGTTCAGTGACGAGTCCAGAGCAAGGCGCGCTGCGTCCGCAGGCTCGATGCCGTAATCCCTAGCCGCACGATAAGTGGCGAAGCGTGCGTTCATGTCCATGATGTCGGCCAGACCGTCAACCCACTGGTTCAGCCCTTCCCAGAGCTTGGCCGGACGTTCCTTGGCAGACAGGTTCTCTAGCCCTTTCATAGCCCGGATGGCACGTGAGGCCACACTGGCGCTCTCCTCGACGTTCAAGAAGCGCGTTTGGAGCGGTGCACCACCAGCGTCGATCATCTCCTGCAACTGCTTGCTCGTTGCGTCGTCAAGCGGGGCTTTACCGAACACATAGCGGCCAATCGCGGAACCTGTGCCGGAGAAGGGTAGGCTGTACATGAACGTCCGAGCCGCCAGATTTTTACCAAAGGCACGGCTACCCTTGAGGTTCTGGTGGTGCATGGCTGTCGCAATCGCAGCCGACGTATCGCGGAACGGGGCCACAAACATCAGATACAAGGGGTTCTTGTACGTCAGCATTCCCTTCATGAAGTTATTAATGGTGGCGAGCGTTTTGAGCGCACCTTTCATCTGCTCCGGACGCATATTGGCAAACATGCGTTTGAGGTCCGCGCCTGCACCCTGCTCCGCAAACTCAACGTAGTAATTGGCCCCATTGTCTTTGATGAGTGTATAAGTACCGGGCGGGCTGTTCCGGTACGCCTTCTCCATGTCGATAGGTTCCCAGCGCCCACCGGGCGTGTCGTTGCTCACCATCACCCGCTTGGGGTTGGTTTTGGTGTAGACATTGAGAATGCCCTCAAACATGCTGGGGTCTTTTTTCCATGCGCGAATAATCGGGCGCATGGCTTGGTTCTCGACGTTGCTACGTACCGTCGCTTCTGCATCTTGGAACAGATTAAAGAGCGGGTGGAACGGCATCGAGCCACGACCAAAGGCTTGGCGGATTTCATTCACAGTCCCACCGGGGGCCGCAGCGCGCAACGCACGCATAGCCTCTGCTTGGCGGCTCTCGATCTCGGTATCGCCCTCTAGGTCTGACGTGAGCATATCGCCATCCTTGGCGAAGCCCTTGAGCGGCATGTAATATTTCTGCTTGGCACGCATGGCATCAGCCTGCGCCTGCGACATTTTCCCAGCCTTGACGCGCTCAGCCAACGTAAAATCCACAAGGGCATCGGCTTTACGTGCGACTTGGTTGAGCTTGGCGAGCTTACCTTCTTCCTTGAACTTGGCGAGAATTTCGCTGGCCTGCGCCGTTGTGAGACCTGAGCCGCCTTCGGGGAAGTTTTCAGGGTTGGTTTCAGCCACATCCCGGTTGCGATCCGGAGCGCTGCGTGCCCATAGGTACATACCAAGGTCGCCAAGATCGACGCCAAGTTTCCCTGTCATCTCTATGATCGGGTCGAAAAAATCCCGCTGGAGGTTACGTGATTTACCAGCCTGCTGGGTTTGTAGTGTTTCTAACTTAGCCGCAGTCTGAAACTCTTCAGGAAGCGTCTCATAACCAAGGCTGGACTGCATCCAAGTGTCAAGCGCCTTGGAACCTTCGAAGCTGTCAGCAAGCTTCCGCCGCGTTCTAGCCAACCAATTAGGGACAAGGTTGAGGGGAGTCCTCTGCGGCTCAAGCGTAGGCTCTGGGGTAGGTTCCGGTGTTAGTGGACTCGGCTCCGCATTTGGGCCGACCGGAGGAGGAACAGGAGGTACCCCACCGACTCCCACTGTTCCCGGTTCAATTCCGCTAACCCCGCTGGGAGCGACACTGATAGTCTCGGGTTCTCCACTAGGCGGAACGCTAATTCCAACTCCTTCGTCGATAGATGTTGTAGGTCTTCCAGTTCCTGCATCTGGGGTCTCCTG